CCGGCTTCGGCTCCGGCTCCGGCTCCGGCGTAAAAACTATAAACGGTAAGGATGTCCATTGCATTGATAAAGTAGAGACAATAATCCGCTCAGTCAAGGGCAATATTGCCAAAGGCGCAATACTAAACTCTGACTTAACCCTGTCTCCCTGCTTTGTGGTAAAGCAGGATAATCTATTCGCCCACGGCGAAACGCTCAAAGAGGCTATGTCGGCATTGAGAGATAAGCTCTTTGAGGATATGTCAGAGGATGAGCGTATAGCAATGTTTTTGCGGGAGACAGAACCCGACAAAAAGTACCCAGCGAGATATTTTTACGACTGGCATCACAGGCTCACGGGTAGCTGTGATATGGGCAGAGCGTCGTTTGCACGTGACCACGGCATAGACGTTGACACTTATGAGCTGGATTTGACAGAGTTTTTTGACCTGACAAGAGACGCTTACGGTGGTGATGTGATACGCAAGGCAGAGCAGGCGGCAAAAATCCCCGGTACTGAGTAAGTACCGGGGACTGATAGGGTAGAGATCAGACGTATCTGCGCCAGTTGGGGTCGTTGCGGTCGCGCTGGATGCTGCGTATCAGTTTGCCACTGTACCACTTACCGCGGTACTGCACCATGCCATCCTCGTAGCAGCCGTCGTCGATATCAGACTCCAACTCGCCGACCTTGGCGAGGTCGCCGTACTCCTCCTCGGGGAAGGCATACTTGGGGATGACGTAATAGCTGTCATATATCTCCAGATCGACGTTGAGGTCCTCCAGCAGGAGACAGTCTGCGTCGTACTCGTAGATGATATATCCGGCCTGGTTGCTTGCGTTGAGCTTGCCCTCAAAACTGCGGTATAACTCTTTATAATTCTTCTTCATGATTATCCTCCTTAGTCTTGGCTATATCCTCACGGATGAGCCGCTTAATGTATCCTGACTTGTTAGGCACACTCTCAAGCTTTTGGATTATATCCGCCTCGGTGTGCCGGACGAGGCGGAGGGGGAAGATAAAGGTCTTATCCTTGTGGTATCTGTCCTGCGGTGTCTCTTTGGTCATTACTCAGCCTCCCAGCAGATGTTGTCGCCGACTACGGTAGCGGTGGCAACCGGGGTGCTGCCGTCTGCGGGTATCCTGATCTCGCCGCGGGGTGTGTCTACGACTACGACGTCCTCTGCGCGGTAGATGGAGGGAGCGTGCCAGCCCTGCCAGTTATCCCAGTACTCCATGTGGCGGCGAGCCATGCGCTTAGCGCCTATCAGAGTAGGAGCACCGCCGTAGCAGTAGTGCTGATACTGACCACCTATAACGTAGTAATTGTTCTGCTTTGCCATCATAATATCCTCCTTGTGTTGTTGGGTTATCCTTACCTTGTGACTACAGTATAGCATAGGTATATACCTATGTCAAGGGGAAAATGCAAAAAAGTTAAAAAATTTTTAGGCAAAGCAAAACCGCCCGGAGATAACTCCGGACGGTCAGCTGGGGAGATACTTCCCACTAATTATGTTTCAATCCACTCGCCTCTGATCGAGGCGAGACAAGTAGACGCCGGGGAGATACCTAATCCCAATTATGTTTCAATCCACACACCCCTTGCGGGATGAGACAAGTACATAGTATCACGCGGGATCAACGTTGGCAAGTACAATTTGCAAAAAATGAGAGGACGATAAGGAGGCGGGCAATATGGAGCCAATGACAAAACAGCGGCTATCAATGTATGCGCTTATCCGCACCGAGATAGATAATCAGTTGGAGTGGCTCGCGCGGATGAAAAACAATGAGCTGTTGCCAGCCCCAGCGACAGGGACGGGCGGCGGACGCAGTGGCGTAAGTGACCGTATGGCAAATGCGATCAACAGACGACTTGACCTTGAGGCGCGTGTGCTGCCGCAGATAGAGGCGGGGCTTGCCGAGCTTGAGGCGATAGAGGCGGCTATTGACGCCCTTGATAATCCGCTGGAGCGGGAGGTGCTGCGGCTGAGGTACACCCAAACCGATTGTTGTCGCCCTATGGCTTGGGGAGATATCTCCGGACGGATATACGGGGATGATGATGAGGCGCACGTCAAGGCCACGCTCCGGCTGCACGGGCGAGCCTTGCAGAGCATCCAGCAGACTGCCACATAAGCAAGAGGGCTGCCAAGTCAAGGCAGCCCTCTTGTGCGTATATATTCTATTTTGTCACATCGTCAATAATAATCTGTTGACCGTCCGGCAAAACGAACACCAGCTTGCAACCGCAGAACGCTGCGACTCTTGCAAGGTCGTTCCCTGACCAACTGCCTCGCGCCATTTTATTCCCCATTGTTTGCTTGCTCATGCCAAACTCTTCGGCCAGCTCAATCTGTTTTTTTCCACATAGAGCAAGCAGCCCCTTGACTTTATCCGATACTGACACATTAAGCACCTCCTTCTCACGAGTTATATAGTACATCATTTTTATTAACTTGTCAAATTAAAAAGTTAAAAAATAAATGGGAAATATTTACCCAAACTATTGACAAGTACACCGAAAAGGTGTACTATATATTCGTAAGGCAGAGAAAACCTCTTACAGGAAGGAGTGAGGTGAATGAACGAGATGCAGGTCACGGAGGCTCTGCTGAAAGCAATCCTCGAACTTATTGATAAGTGCGAGACGCTCGAAGAACTCAGAGCCAGCGTCAAGCGCATCATGGGTAAATAAAAAGTGAGCGGCCTCCCAGCAAAGAACGCCGCCCACACCACCCGCTAAGGTGAGCCGGGAGCCTTACCCCGGCCACCTTAAGTATAACCGAGTAAGGCGGAAAAATCAAGGAGGAAGAACAATGAATAGGCTTGAAGAACGCTACAATCAGACAATGTGCATACTTGCTTGGTGTCATGGGAAATACACGGAAGAGCAGTTGAACTGTATGACCATGCCGGAATTGTGCGAGGTCTATAACAAGACTTATAACCAGCACCTCATGGAAATAGAAACTATATCAGCACGATGAGGTGTAAATGTCCGTAATTGTCCTTGTTTGTCCCTTAGTTTTGCGGTAATATAGTAACATCGGAGCAGGAGGCGCAGAGATGTGCTTCCTGCTTTTTTATTTGGGCGTGCCGGAGCAAATCCAACGAGCCGGAGGGTGGGATTGGGGATTGAAAGATTTTGCAAAGAGCTTTTATAATTCCAAACGCTGGAGCAGGTGCAGGGATGCGTATATAGCCGAGAGACAACGTATAGACGGCGGGATTTGCGAGGAATGCCGTGAAAGAATAGGGGTAATCGTACATCATAGGGTTATCCTAACAGCGGGGAATATAGACAACCCGGAGATATCGCTTAACCATAAGCTATTAGAGCTTGTGTGTCATGAATGTCACGACGAGTTCCCCGGTCACGGCGTCGGCAAATCGCTGACACCGCGAGTGATGTTTGACGCTGACGGCAACCCACTCCCCCCGTTGAAAAATTGAGGAGCACACGGCAAAGAACCGCCGCCCACCCTCGGAAAAATGCGCAGGATATGAAAAATCATTTTTGGAAATGTAAGCAGGTGATGACAAATGGCGAAAAATGCGACGATTAACCGAAATATAGCGCGGCTTAAGCGAATGGCAAAGGAATACGGCTGCGAAGATAACGCACTGTTTTCCACAGCACTGGAGCAGTACATAGTCCAGCAGCGCGTTATAGATGTCATCCGTGCCGAGCTCGACGAGGAAGGGCTGTCGGTCAGCAAAGAATACGTCAAGGGCCGCGAAAACGTGTACGCTCACCCGCTTGTTAAGGAGCTGCCCAAACACTCAGACAGCGCGAACAGAACGGCGGATCTGCTGCTGAGGATAATAAATACCTGTGGCACCAAGAAAGAGGACGAGGGTGACGGATTTGAGGGGTTTGTGAATGAGCGTGACAGCGAATGAAACTAAGAAGATATCCTCTTGACTATAACCCTATCCGGGAATACTGGGAGAGAATACAGAACGGGGAAGAAACCGTAAGCCAGAAAGTATATAAGACGTATAGACACGTAGTCCGGCAGCTCGACTGCACGGACGGCGTGTTTTTTTATAGCCCGAAGAGAGCAAACCATGTAATTGAGTTTATCGAGAACTATTGTCACCACTCAAAGGGCAAATTCGGCGGCCAGCTGGTGCGCCTGGAACTCTGGGAGCAGGCGCTGCTTGCGACGGTGTTTGGGTTTGTCGATATAGAGGGCAACCGGCAGTACAGAGAGGCCCTATTGATTGTCGGGAAGAAGAACGGCAAATCTCTTGTAGGCTCGTGTGTGGGTGAGTATATGCAGGTCGGCGACGGTGAAGCCGGACCGGAAGTGTACGCCGTAGCTACGAAAAAGGACCAGGCGAAAATCATATGGATGGAAGCTAAGCGCATGGTCAAGAAATCTCCGGCCTTGGCGAAGCGCGTGCGCGGGCTTGTAGGTGAGTTGGTATCAGACTTTAACGACGGCGTATTTAAGCCGCTGGCATCGGATAGCGACACTCTCGACGGCCTTAACGTACATTGTGCGCTGATGGACGAGATACACCAGTGGAAAAACGGGCGTGCGCTGTTTGATATTATTGCCGACGGCGTTACCGCGCGAGAGCAGCCACTTATATTTGAGACATCGACCGCCGGCGTAATCCGAGAAGATCTGTACGACGAAAAATACGAAGAGGCGGAACGAGTAATAAACGGGTACGACGACCCGGAAGGGTATCACGATGACCGGTTTATAGCATTTATTTACGAGCTGGATAAACGCAGCGAGTGGACAGACCCGGCGTGCTGGAAGAAAGCAAATCCGGGGCTCGGGACAATAAAAAACCTCCGGACACTTGAGGAGAAGGTAGAAAAAGCGAAGCAAAACCCGGCGCTGGTGAAAAACCTCGTCTGCAAGGAGTTTAACATCAGGGAAACGTCCTCTGAGGCATGGCTTAATTTTGACCAGCTCGACAACCGAGACACATATAGGCTGGATATCGCAAATCGCCGCCTGCTGTGGATACACGACGGTGAGGAGCGGGAGCTGTCTTACCCTCGGTACGGTATAGGAGGCGCGGACTTGTCCAGCACAACGGACCTGACCGCAGGAAAGGTCATATTCTGCGTGCCGGAAGTGCCGCAGATAGTATTTGCTATGTCTATGTACTGGATGCCCTCAGACTTGCTGGAACGGCGGATAAATGAGGACAAAATCCCGTATGACAAATGGAGCGAGCGCGAACTACTCCGGTTGAGCCGCGGCAACAAAGTACATTATCAGGACGTAAAGGCGTGGTTTGTAGATGTACAGGAAAAGCTTGATATCTATATCCCGTGGATAGGGTACGACTCATGGTCGGCTCAATACTGGGTGGATGATATGGCGGACTACTTCGGGCGAGATGCGCTTATACCGGTGATACAGGGTAAAAAGACACTGTCAGACCCCATGAAACGTCTCGGGAACGACCTTGAAAGCAAGTATGTCTGCTACAACAACAACCCTATTGACAAGTGGTGTCTCGCAAATACCGCTTATGAGGAGGACAAGAACGGTAATATCCAGCCGCACAAGACATCTAAGCCGACGCGGCGAATAGACGGCACTGCCGCGCTGCTTGACGCCTATGTAATCTTGTCCGACAAACAAAACGAATACATGAATATGCTGTGAGGTGATGAATTTGGGGCTTTTTGACAGGCTGAAAAATAAGAGCGTGTCTGTGGTTGAGCTCGTTACCGAAAGAGGCAACGGGTTTTACGCGTGGAACGGGAAAATATATCAGAGCGATATAGTCAGAGCCTGCATCAGACCAAAGGTTAAAGCGGTTGGTAAACTGCTCGGGAAACACGTCCGTGAGACGCTGCTTAAGGATGGGATAAGGAAAATTGATATTAACCCTGATGCGTATATGCGCTTCCTGCTTGAGGAGCCGAACCAGTACATGACCGGTCAGGTGTTCCTGGAGAAAATGGCGACACAGCTGTGTCTTAACCAGAACGCATTTGCGGTAATACTGAGAGACGAAAACGGGTTCCCAACGGCGATAATGCCTATAGCGGCGTCGGGATGTGAAGCTATCTATAACGCTTCCGGAGAATTGCTGCTTAAGTTCTATATGCAGAACGGGAAAACGTTTACCTTCTTCTATCGGGATATTATCCACTTGCGGGAAGATTTCAACGAAAACGATATCTTCGGCACGCCGATAGCACCGGCGCTTGCTCCGTTGATGGAGGTCGTTACCACAACGGACCAGGGCATAGTTAAGGCAATAAAAAACAGCTCGGTCATACGCTGGCTGTTGAAATTCAACTCATCTATGCGCCCGGAAGACATCGAAAAGCAGACGAAGAAGTTTGCGGACTCGTTCCTCTCTGTTTCCGGCGGCACAGGTGTTGCAGGCGTTGACGCTAAGGCGGATGCGACGCAGGTTACCCCAAACGACTATGTGCCTAATGCAGAACAGATGGACAGGACGACGGCGAGAATATACGCACTGTTCAACACAAACCGAAAGATAGTGGATAGCTCCCGATCCGAAGAAGAGTGGGGGGCCTATTTTGACTCAGAAGTTGAACCGGTTGCAATGCAGCTTGCAGGGGAGTATACCCGCAAGCTGTTCAGCCGCCGAGAGCGGGGATTTGGCAACCGCATTGTATTTGAAGCGACTGCCTGGGACTGCGCGAGCACAAAAACAAAGCTCGACCTTGTCTCTATGGTAGACCGTGGCGCATTAACACCGAACGAATGGAGAGCAACATTTAATCTTGCGCCAATCGACGGTGGAGACGTGCCGATACGCAGGCTTGACACGCAGCCGACGGGAGGGGGTGAAGCATGAGAGTAAATATTAAGGGAGCAATAATAAACGACGACGATAAATGGGTGTATGACTATCTCGGTGTGACAGCGACGGCTCCGCGTGATGTGAGGGACGCGTTGGATAAGGCCAACGGCGAAGCTGTAGATGTAGAGATCAATTCCGGCGGCGGGGATATCTTTGCCGGGTCAGAAATCTATACTGCACTCAGAAACTACAAGAATGTGAAAATACACATCGTAGGGCTTGCGGCGTCTGCGGCGTCGGTCATAGCAATGGCGGGGGTATGCGATATGTCACCGACCGCTATGATGATGGTACATAACGTGTCCACCGCATCCAGCGGTGACTATAACGCCATGGACAAGGCAAGCGACATCCTGCAAAAAGCGAACAAAACCATAGCCGCCGCATACACGGCGAAAACCGGCATGACGGAGGCTGACGCTCTGGCGATGATGGACAAGGAGACTTGGCTTACAGCGGAGCAGGCGAAAGAAAAGGGACTGATTGACAGCATAATGTTTGGCGATATGGTGGCGTGTTACAACTCGCCAATGCTGCCGAAATCAGTAATCGACAAAATCAAAGACACAGTAAAGAGCCGCTCGAACCAGGGCGGTTTTTCTATGCCCGAAAAGCGGGCAGCGGCAGAACTCAAAATACTTAATCTGAAAAGGAGAACGATCAATGACAAGAACTGACTACGAGAACAGAAGAAAAACACTGATGGACGAGGCGCAGGCGCTGCTTGACGAGTCTAAGCTCGACGAATTCAAGGCAAAGACTGCGGAAGTGGAAGCGCTGGACGCTCAGTACGAAGCGGAAGCAAAGGAGCAGGCAAATCTCAACGCGCTCAGCAACAAAAAGGTTGGTGGCGTAGAGAAGATGGCCGTTGACGTCGGCGGCACTATCGTTGACAGCGTCAATGTAGCTGTGTCCGACATCTACGACAGTGACGAATACAAGCGCGCATTCATGAACTACGTGACAAAGGGTATCGCAATCCCTGCGAAGTTTATGAATGTTGACGCAAACACAAAGACCTCCGATGTAGGCGCAGTCATCCCCACAACGACCATTCAGAAGATCTATGAGGCAATGGAACGCCTGGGCATGGTTCTGCCTTTGGTCACAAAGACATCTTACGCAGGCGGCGTGACAGTGCCCACATCCTCTGTTAAGCCTGTGGCGACATGGGTGGCAGAGGGTGCAGGCTCCGACAAGCAGAAAAAGACCGTCGGCAGCATCACATTTGCTTATCACAAGCTCCGCTGCGCAGTGTCCATGTCTTACGAAGTGGCGAACATGGCATATCCCTTCTTCGAGGCGCAGTTTACGCAGAACGTGGCAGACGCAATGGTTAAGGCAAAGGAGACAGCTATTATCAAGGGTTCCGGTTCCGGCCAGCCTAAGGGTATCTTGAAGGAGACAGCTGCCGCTAATGTGGATATCACAGAGGGCAATCACATCACATACGCAACACTTGTTGCGGCAGAGGGTGCCGAAGAGGATGACGCAGCTGTCTGGTGCATGACAAAGAAAACATTTTACGGCGAGATTGTCGGTATGGTAGACGACAACAAGCAGCCCATCGCCCGTGTGAACATGGGCACAGACGGCAAGCCCGAATATGCAATTCTGGGCAGACGCGTTGTTATCGTCAACCCCAATTACATGGATACGTTTGCGACAGCCGTCACAGCGGATAGCGTTGTTGCGTTCATGTATAACTTCTCTGACTATATCTTTAACTCCGGTGTAGGCATGACAGTGAAGCAGTACGAGGACAACGACACGGACGACACGATCATCAAGGCTATTGAGGTGTGCGACGGCAAGAGCGTGAGAAACACATCCCTTGTCACGGTGACGGTAAAAAACTCCTGACAACAGTAACACCGACGGCGGCGACATTTAGCAAGGCTGCGCCTGCTGATGTCGCGGTTACTGTGAGCACGCCGTCAGGGGTAACGCTGGCAAAGGTCACCACGGGAGACACCACGGTGACAAAAACAGGCAACTATACATATTCAGCGTCCGTGCTTACGCTCAAGTCTGCGCTGCTCTCCGCTCAGGAGACCGGCGACATTGTGTACACGCTGCACATGACAAACGGCGACACGGCGAATATTACGGTAACAGTTGCAGAATAACGAGCAAGGGGCGGTCTATTGACCGCCCTTAGCTGTACAGGAGGTGGCTAAAATCGACATCATAAACCAGGTAAAGCGGTCCCTCGGTATAACTCACGGGAAACTTGACGGCGATATAGACGACACGATAAAGGCCGCAAAGGCGGATATGGGGATAGCTGGCGTCGAGGGCGAGGACGCGCTTGTAACCCAGGCGATAAAGCTTTACGCCCGGTATATATACAACTACCAGGGGCAGAGCGAGCGCTGGGAGCGCGCGTATAGAGCCCTCAAGGACGCTATGGCACTGTGCGGAGACTACAAAAATGGATAGAAAACTTGGCAGAAGCAACAGAGCGCCTTTTACCGATGTCTGCCGCCTCGTAACTATACAGGGAACAGAAGACGCGGACGGATACGAAACGCCGGGAGAAACCGCAAAAGAGGTTTTTTGCAGCGTTACGCACGGTGTGTCACGCTCCGAGTTTTACGAGGCTTACAAAGCCGGGCTGTCGCTGGCGGTAATCGTGGAAATCTGGGAGGAAGAATACAGCGGCGAGACTGTTGTTGACCTCATGGGCAAGCGTTATAACGTCATACGCACATACCCCACGGGATACGGGACCTTGGAGCTGAGCTGTGAGGAGGTTTGCCGGTGACGATAAACGAGCGCATTATTAAGGCGGTAAAGCCGATAGTGCCGATATGTGTACCGGACTTGTACAAGGGTAAGGCGCTGGAATACACGACGTTTACATATTCCGAGCTCCCAGACCTGCATGCGGACGGCACGCCTGGCGCTATAAGGTATCTGTGCATACTTACATATGTATGTGCCAGCAAAAAGAACGTTATAAGCACCCGCCAGAAACTCAAACGCGCCATTTTAGCCGCAGGGGGGACGTACCCGATGGCTGAAAACATATCTGATGATAAAAGCCAGATATGGGCGTTGGAGTTTGAAATGGAAGACGGTGACGTCTGATGGCGAAATTTGAAACGGGCGGGCTCGGAGACCTGGAGCTTACGCTCAAAGAAATAGCTGAAATCCCGGATGAAGTTGCAGAGCGGATGGTTTCCGCCGGGGCCGATGTAGTCGCGAGAGCGCAGCGCCAAAGCATAAGCGAGCACGGGCTTGTTAATACCGGGCAGCTCCAAAGCAGCATAAAGAAGCGAGTATACAAAGCCAAGGGCAAGCAGAAACCCTATGCGCTTGTAGGACCGTCCGGGAAACGCAAGGACAGCAATTACACAAATAACGACGCTGGTTTTATCCAGGAGTTTGGCGCACCGGGCAGGAACATAAAGCCCACCGAATGGATGCGCACAGCGGTAGAACGCAGCGCAGACGCAGTCGTCAACGCCGAAATAAAGGTGTGGGACGAGTGGATAACAAATATAGACTGAAAGGGGAAAAGTAAATGCCCAGTTTTGACCTTAAGGGTATTAGATGCGGAAAGTATGTTAATACCTCAGGGACCATAACATATACCGGTCATTGCGCCGTAGGCGACGCGATGAATTGCAACCTTGAACTCAAATACGCCGAGGGTAGGCTTTACGCGGAAAGCACACTTGCAGAATATCTGAAGCTCGCCACAGGCGGCAGTATATCTATCGCGGTTAAGTACATAAAGGACGATGCCGCAAAGCTCATGTATGGCGCGACTGCCACAAGCAGGACTGTAAGTGAAAAAGCCGTTACCGGACTGAAGTACACAGCAAAGGATATCGGCGACTATGTAGGCGTAGCGTTTTACGCGCCTGACAAGATAGACGGCGTGACAAAATACACTTGCGTATTTATCACAAAGGCACTGTTTGGGCCTCCCGGCATGAATTTCCAGACAAAGGGCGATAATATCCAGTTCAACACGCCCACAACATCCGGCGAGTTCCTGGCGGACGACAGCACAACTCAGGAACTGCTTGAAACGGCGGTCTGCGATACAGAAACCGAGGCTATCGCTTGGACAAAGGCGGTGCTCGGCGAAACATGAAAGATATCCGACTGAAGAAGATAACAAAAGAGCTCGACGGTAAACCCTTCGAGCTCTGCTGCAATTTTAACGTGCTGGCAGACATCCAGGAAGAATACGGCAGTCTGCCCGCCGCTCTCGGCTCCAAGGCAGCGCTTAAATTTGCGGCGTCTGTACTAGCGTACATGATGAATGACTACGCCGACACTATGGGTTGGGAAGAGAGATATACGCCCCGACAGGCGGGACGTTTTATCAGCCCGGTAGCGTCCGACATGGGTGCACAGGTAAGCGAGATAACTAATCTCGTGCTGGCAAGCATCATGCCGCTGGACGACGAAAAGGCAGAGGAGACTGAAGAAAAAAACGGGTAGACCACGCGGAGGAAAGGATTAACTTCGCGTGGTATCTCTCTACTTGGCTGACGATTTTTCACGGCGACGAGCGGACATTTTGGAAAACACTCACTCCGGCGCGATTTACGGCACTGTTAGAGCCGATAAAGCCGAAAGAAAAACCGAAGTCATTGTCTCAGTATCTGGCGGGAGGTGGTTAATTGGCGACACGGTCTATAAAAACAAAAATTGAGCTTGACGGCGAGCAGAACTATAAAAAAGCACTATCGGATATAAACGCCGGGCTTAAAGTGCTGTCAAGTGAGATGAAGCTTGCTTCCGCCCAGTTTGCCGACAACGCAGACAGCGTTGAAGCTCTGACGAGCAAAGGGGATATCTTAGAACGGCAAATCTTATCTCAAAAGGAAAAGATTGATACGCTGCGAAAAGCACTGGACGCGTCGGCAGCCGCTTACGGCGAGGCGGATAGCAAAACCAGCAAATGGAAAGTAAGCCTGAACAACGCCGAAGCCGACCTTGCAAAGATGGAGCGCGACCTTAACGCGAACACGGAGGCGCTCAAGAAAGCATCCGAAGGAGCGGAGTCATACGGCGACAGTGTAGGCAAAGCCGGGGACAAGACAAAGAACTTTGGAGAGCAGGCGGAAGGCAGCGACGATATCCTTAACAAGCTGCGGGAAGCGTTTGGGCTGTCGGAACAGAGTGCTACCGGTCTTGGTGATGCGCTGGACAAGGCGGCGGACAAGCTGGGCGTAAAGCTCCCGTCCGGCGCTACAAACGCCCTTAACGCCGTGGGCAAGCTCAATATAAAAACTCTTGCCGCTGTATCGGCCTTTGCGGCTCTCGCTGCGGCAACGATAAAGTGCATAGACAAGCTTAAGGATATGACCAGTGAGTCAGCAAAGGCGGCTGATGAAATCATGACGCTGTCCATGCAGACAGGGCTGACAACAGAGCAACTCCAGGAGTTTGACTATGCGTCAGAGTTGATAGACGTATCTCTTGACACCTTGCAAACGAGCCTTACAAGGCTGACAAACAACATGCAGAACGCCGCCAACGGCACGGGCGACGCAAAAGACGCCTTTGCCACTCTGGGGGTGTCTATAACCGATACAGAGGGGCATCTCCGGACATCTAACGAGGTGTTTTACGAAGTCATCGACGCGCTGGGCGAGGTAGGCAACTACACCGAGCGTGACGCGCTGGCAATGGATATTTTCGGGCGGTCTGCGCAGGACCTTAACCCCCTGATAATACAGGGCAGCGATAAGCTGCGGGAATACGCGGAAGAAGCCCACAATGTAGGCTATGTCTTGGATACAGACACACTGGAAGCACTTGGCGCGGTTGACGATGCACAGCAGCGGCTGCTTAAAACGCAAGAAAGTGTAACCAATCAGATCTCCGCTGAATATGCACCACACATGGAAGAGGCTCTCGGCAATACGAGAGACTTTGTGAAAAAGTTGGGCGATGCGGTGAACGAGAGCGGCGTGGTCGACTCTTTTGGGTCTATGCTTACCAGCGTAACCGGCCTGCTGGAACCGGCGGGCGAGCTGATTATATCTGTGCTCCCGGCTCTTACCACAGCATTTGACGCGTTGGCATATGTCATAGCGACAGTTGCTGACGCACTGACAATCGTTGTGGGGCTGTTTCAGGTGCTTACAGGGAATTGGGACGAAGGTGTTGACAACATCAAAACCGGTCTGTCAATGAATACGGCGAACGGTAAACTGAGCAATTATCAGAGATATACCGGGGAATACAGAGACTATAAATGGGATGCAGAACACGGCTGGCGGGGAAAAAACGAGAAGGATTACAACGAGCTATATAACGAATGGCTCGCACTGTCCAATAACGGGAAAACCAACAGCTCATTTGAGCTGTGGGTGCAAACGCGTAATGCATCCGGGTCTAACTACTGGCGCGGCGGTTATACATGGGTCGGTGAAAACGGCCCGGAAATTGTGTATTTGCCTCGCGGGAGCTCAATATCCACGGCACAGGAGAGCAGAAATACGGGCGGTGACGTGTATTACATCACCATTGACGCTAAGAGCGTGAAGGAATTTAACGACATTGTGACGATAGCCAAGAACCAGCGGCGCGTCTCAAGAATGGAGGGATAAAGCATGGCGACACTGAGAATATACGCATCAGAGAGCGCAGAAGTGCGCCAGCTTTACCCCCAGCAGAATTTCAGCAGCGATGCAGCAACACACTACGACTATGACGCAGTTACCGGGCGGGTTTATGAGAGCTGGCTCTATTGCAAGTTTGCGATACCTGACACGCTTAATAACAAGGTCATAAAATCTGTGACGGTGGGCGCATATATCGGCGGTAATGGTATGGGTAGCTCCACAAGCGAGCGTATGTATTTTTATGCCGCCGTAGCCGGGACGCAAACCAACCTTGTAACCTGGGACACACGGACGTATATGGACGGGTATCGTAATTATGCAACACTGTATGCGTCAACGTCCGGCTATGTAAGCGCGTATATGCACACACACCCTATTGAGGTGCTGCAAAACGGCGTATATATCAGCGCACCAAAGTGCTGGCTCTATACCTCCCGTGGCGAAAACGCGCCTTATCTTAACATCGAATACGAAGAGCCGGAGCTGACGCCGGTAATTACGCAGATCGACGGGATAGACATTAGCAGATGGGAAGTTGCATCGGCATATATCTCAACAGCGAACGAACATACGGTGATCTGGGACACATCGGCATCGGCTATGTGGAACCCGAGCATTACGGTATCGTCCGCAAAACTGAAGCTCAACAAAGGCGACGGTACCGGGTACAGCACTATCGCCGAAGGTGCAGGCGCTGAATACACTATTGCGGCTGGGACTCTGCCGGTCGGGAATTTCCACATCTGCGTAGAAGCGACATACAGCAACGGAGTTACAGCCACAAGCTATCTGTATTTACTGCGGTCGGCTGCTCCGGAAGCTTCCGGTTTGACCCCTGGGGCGGGGTATGTGCCAAGGGGACAGAGCAATACTTTCTCTTGGCGGCTCTTACAAAAAGAGCTGAAAAGAACAGATAACGCCCCGGACTATGATGCAACGCTTGACATCGACCAGCTGTCAGGCGTGCTCAAATGGAAAGTGTCTGACGGAGATACAACGTCAATAATACTTGGCGCCGCAAAAAGCCTTGCGTTCCCGGCAAACACATTCCCGGCAAAAAGTACCATCGAATGGATGGTTGAGCTGACTACCTATGGGGAGCTTACGGCGGCGTCGAATTGGGTCACGGTTACTACCGAGGACGTTGCATCAACGGCGAGGGCGGTATCACCGCGGAGCACGACGGTAGACGGTGCGCAGCCTATCAAATTTGAGTGGGAACACATCATAAACACAGGTACAGCGCAGACGGCGGCAGACATCCAGACAAGCACGGACGGCAGCACGTGGACGGACCTTGCGAGCGTTACCGGAGCAAACACTTATTACACAGCGGCAGCGAACGCTTTTGCGGCGGGCTCCAAGTATTGGAGGGTGCGAACGTACAACGCGGACAGCGTTGCCGGTGCGTGGAGCGATGCTGCGCAGTTTGTCGTAGTGGCAGCTCCGACGACGCCGGTCATAAGTATACAGTCTCTGTCTCCCCGCCCTGAAATAACGTGGCAGACAAACGAGCAGGACGCATATCAAGTGCGTCTCGGCTCGCTGTATGACAGCAAAATACAGTTTGGTGCAGAAAAACGGTGGAAATGTCCCATATATCTTGAGGACGGAGATTACACCGTGAGCGTGCGAGTGCAAAACTCGTTTGGGCTGTGGTCTGACTGGGGTGTAGGCGCATTACCTATCACAAACACGCCCGGCAACGCAATAACTCTCGCTGCTACGGCAGGCAGAGAGACCGCACTGGTGTGGGAGAGTGACGGGTATGATTACTATATTGTCTACCGGGACGAGACAGCAATAGCCAAGACGCAAGGGAGCTCGTATATAGACCGTCTGGCAATCGGAGAGGTAACGTATAGGGTACGCGGCTGCTACGACGACAGCGCAAACTATGGGCTGTCAAACGCCGTAGCAATAACAGTGACGTGTGAAACAATAATGCTGCTGGACATTGCGGCGAACAAGTGGCTGACCTTGCGTCTGTCGGAAGAACAGCACAGACAGACTATTGTGACAACAGCGCAGAACATATACCTTGTGCAGATGGCAGGGCAGACGTACCCGACGGCGGAGCACAGCATACACCGGAGCAAGACGGTTGACGTCTCATGCGCATTTGCGAACAAGGCCGAGAGCCGGGAACTGGAAAACATGCTGGGTAAGCTCGTGTGCGTCAAGACGCCGCGGGGTAACTCGGTTGTAGGCTATTTAAGCGAGCTGACTAAGAACAGCAATAGCTTTTACGATGCATTTACCTTTACGGTGACCCATATAAACAACGCAGAGGAGATAGACATAGATGCGTGAGGTAGATTACCGTGTAGACGTGCTCAGAGGCGGCGTGCGGTATACGTCCCTTAAATGGGACGTGTCCGAGCCGCCAACGGTGTACAGCAGTAAGAAAGCGGCTATAAAATCCAGCTTGTCAGGCTCATTTTTGAAGGATAGCAGCGTGGATTATATAAGTGATGAAATCCAGCCTGTGATAATCATTAACGGCACAGAAACGCCGTTAGGGGTGTTCCGCGCGGCGACGTGGGGCGCAACGATAACGGAATACGGGGCGTCACATAAAATTGAGGCATATGACAGGTGTTGGAGAGTACAGAGCCGGAAAGCGGCTAATATCCTGCACCTTGACGCCGGGACAAATTATCTTACAGCAATAACGGAGCTGCTTCTGGAAGCGGGGATATCACTGTATATGTCAGACCCGACAACGGCAACGCTGCAAACGGACCGGGAGGACTGGAAAGCTGGGACGGATTACCTGACCATAGTTAACCAGCTGTTGGGAGAGATAAATTACAATCCCCTGTGGTTTGACAACCGCGGCATGGCTCGTCTGGAGAAGCAGACTCAGCCGGGAGCGGGAAATATCAAGTGGAAGTACGGAGCAGGAGATGTTAACCTCCCGCCGATGTCCGACGAATGCAGCGAGGAAACGGACGTTTTCAGCAAAGCCAACGTGTTTGTTGTGATATGCTCAAACCCGGACATGGATGCTCCAATGGTAGCGAAAAGCATAAACGACAGCCCCATAAGCAGCACGTCCGTTTTCCGGCGGGGCATGGAGATAACGTCGGTAACCCAGGTCAAGAACATAGCAAGTCAGGCAGAGCTACAGGAGTATGCGGACAACCTCAAATATCGGTCAATGCGCAGCGACAAAACGGTAACATTCTCCACGTTTTCGGAGCCCGGACACGGCGTGGGGGACGTTCTCGCGCTCACACACCCGGAAATTGAGGGCATCTACGAAGAAATAGGTTGGGAAATAAAGCTTGCTCCCGGCGAGCTGATGAAGCATACCGCGAAAAGGACGGTGATGGTCTGATGGAAGGAGTAACGAGCGTAAACACTACCCCAGAAGAAGAAATGACCCCGGAAATCGAAGCGCCGGAGGCGGCACTTGCGACGATCGGGGCGCTGTACTCAGACGGCGTGTCTCTTATATTCGACGGCGAAGAAGAGGCGACCGAAAAGCATTACAAAGTCAATACGTCTATTGAGTTTTCCGCAGGTGACCGCGTAAAGGTATCAAAGATAAGCGGCACATACATTGTGGAGTACATTGTAGGCGCGCCGATGATGGATTACGCATTGCCAAAGGGCGGCGTTGACGGAGACATGCTTGTAAAATCCGGCGCGACGGACTACGCAGCGGCATGGAAAACCATCGACATTCCAGAGGAGCATATCCCAAAGGGCGGCTCTGACGGGCAGATGCTGGCTAAGGACGGCAATTTGACCGACTATAAGCTCAAGTGGGTTGATGGCAATATACCCGCGAGCAGCAAAGCAGGTGATGTGCTTACATCCACAAGCACCGGCACAGAGTGGGCTACGCCACATTATATCCCCTCTGGCGGTACAAACGGGCAAATCCTGGCTAAAACAGCCAATACAGACTATTCGGCAGGTTGGACAAACAGCCCGGTTCCATCCGGCGGGTCTGATGGGCAAGTACTCACAAAGGACGGCTCGACAAACTACAAAACAAAATGGGACAGCATAACCGGCACACTGCCGAAAGGCGGCAGCGCCGGGGAATTTTTGAAGAAATCAGGCTCGGCTGATTACGCAACCGAATGGGGGGAACCGTCTGTATCAAAGCTGACAGCGGGCAGCGGATACTATGCGATGAGCGCCGCACTCGACAGCAGCGGCAATTTTACGCCCGGGAAAAACAGCGGTTACTCTCTCGGCACATCCTCTTATCCCTGGGCAAACTTGTATGTAACAAACCCGCAGCTGGGCAGCTCGTCCGGTAAGGTGGGATTTTTCGGCACAACGCCGATATCACAGATAACACTCTCTGCATACAGCGGTCAGGGGTATTCCGGGGCGACGTCGTCAAACTATCTGACAATCCTCAACAACCTGTGCGGCATCCTGTCAAAATACGGGTTAATCAAAACATAAAAATGGCGAGGCCTGTTACCAGGTCTCGTCATCATCGTCGTCCGCGGGAGCGGTTTTGTCCATGTAGTAGTAGCCGAGCCACGCAAATATAACGTATAGCGCGGTGATGGGCAATGTCATGACCCATAGCCCGGCGGCAACAGAGAGCACGATAGCGGCAACGCACATGACTTCCGGCTTTTTTGAGCCATAGGCCGCCCAAACCAGCGCGACGCCGACTGTAAGAGTATACACATGGGGTTCCCCGAACCATACGGGAGTACCCAAGATGTATATAGCGGCGAAAGGCCAGTATGCCGTAGCTATAAGCGCCGCTGCGAGAGCAAAACCACGTTTCATCTTATTTCCCCCTTTTATTAAAAATAACATATTTTACCAGGAATGTAAAGGCGGTGATCCGGATAAGAAGCAAAATAAAGAACGCGCTGACAATCGAAGTGGACGGCGTAGATGCAACGGCAATAAAAAACATAGAGGTCTATATCAAACAGGGGGAGTTGTTTTATCAGCTTACTCCGGTTGTAGTAGACAAAGATACTCTGCTCGTCACGCTGGACAAAGACAAAGCTATGGAGCTGCGCCCCATGGAGGCGTATGTGCAGATAGCCTATACAGATGATAGCGGCACGCCGGGCGCGTCCGATATTGCGTGCGTGCAGGTCAAGGACTTGCTCAAGGAGGCGGGTTATGGCAGTTAAGCTGCACGTTGATGACAGCAAGGTTACCGTCAACATAGTCGACAGCAAGGTGATATATGTAGGCGGCGAGCCTTACGAGGGAGAGTATACCGTTATCCCAACGGTAACAGAGCAGACCCTTGAAACGCGGGAAAAACTGCTTGCAGATAATATCACCGTGAAAGAAATCCCTTACTACGAAGTGTCAAACCCCACGGGGACAACAGTAATTATAGGAGGCTGAACAAATGGCAAAAAACAAAATCGTCTACGGTAGCGAGGTTCTTATCGACTTGACGGCAGATACCGTCACAGCGGATAAGCTCGCATCGGGTATCACAGCGCATGACAAGAGCGGCGAGGTAATCACAGGCACAAACACCTATGACAGCGACACAACAGATGCAACGGCGGCTGTGGCGGAGGTTTTAACCGGAAAGACGTTTTATGCCCGCGGCTCTAAGATGACCGGCACAATGCCCAACAACGGCGCAGTAACTGGCGCTATTGCCGCAAAGGACGACCAGTATTCCGTGGCGCAGGGCTATCACGACGGCTCCGGCAAGGTCGGCATCGCCTCCGACGAAAAAGCCAAAATCATAGGCGGCAATATCAAGCAGGGCGTGTCTATCCTCGGCGTCGAGGGCACATACTCCGGCGCGGCTATCAACGCTCAGAGCAAGGAGGCAACGCCTGCAACAACACAGCAGACAATCCAGCCTGACGAGGGGTTTGATTATCTGTCCTCTGTGATAGTTAAGGCAATTCCTTATGTCGAGACGGAGAACGCCGCCGGAGGCATCACGGTCACAATAGGTGCGTGATATGGGAAAAAGCAAAGTTGAGTACTACGGCACTGTGCTTATCGACCTGACGGCAGATACCGTCACAGCGGATAAGCTCGCATCGGGTATCACAGCGCACGGAAAGAACGGTGATGCGGTCACAGGCACAGCGGCGGCTTATGTAGAGGGCAATACTTTGTATGTCCCGGAATGGATGGTGAGTGTAAGTGGCTGAGATAAGCAAAATAAATGTAGGCGGCACTGAATACGACATTGAGAAAGACGTATTCTGGGCGACGTATGGGACTACCACAGGCGCGGAGATTACGGCCGCTGTGGATGCCGGGAAAGTTGTGTTATGTGAGAAAAGCGATATAAATGCGATTTTGACGCTCGTTGGAACTGGGGAGAATCAATACTGGTTTGCGGGGGAATACACAGACCCTCAAACAACATTGTACAAAACGGCACGGGCGGCTATTGCTAAGTCTGGGACAAGGTGGCGGGATTCAACGACTTGGGCTGATGCGACAATAATGCTTAACCGACAGAATCCAGTTAATATCGCCGATACCAACTACACGACCCTCATGGCGCGGGGAGAAAAGCTGCTGGACGCTACTGCGTTTGACGCTGTAACAGATTGGTCGGCGCAGCTTGTCAATGGTGCGATAGCGTGGAGGTACGAGTAATGGCATTGGGTAAAGCAGTTGTAGGATATGACGGAACAGTCGCCACCACTGCAATAGTAACACTCGCTGAGAATATAGACCTTACCAACTACGGGTATATCCAATACAACGGCACAAAATACACCTCCGCGACAAGTTTTACCGTGAATGTTGGCGATACCGTGACCGTGTATGCGGGTGTGACTTCAGGTAATGGCACTTCGAAAATAACGCTGAACGGCAAAGTTGTGGCAACTAAAACAGCAGGAGCAAGCACATACTCGCTTGTAATTACCGGAGATGCGACCATTAGTTACACATGGGAACAAGATGCCTTCGGGTATTGGGTGACTATAACCATGGACGTACCCGCGCCGTTTGCGCACGATATAACTAAAGGTAAGGTGCTGATAAACGGTGTGGCTTACGACATTACGCAGGGCAAGATGCTTGTAAACGGGGTGGCGTATGACATAGGGGACACCGGCGCTGTTGAAATCACAGTAACGGGGACCGGCGCATCACCGGGGGCTTACTGTAGTTATTGCATTATAAATGGTCAAACGTATACGTCGGCGACAAGCGGGATTGAAGCTATGTCCGGAGACGAAATCACATTTGGGGTATATGGTGGTCAAATTCAGGCGGGTACAGTAACAATAAACGGGACTGCCGTTTACAATAAGGCAACATCAGGCGAAGGAACGTATATATGGGAAATACCTGCCGATACAAAGAAAATAACTATAGCGCTTAAACGAAACACCGGCATGTTTGGCTACGGAAGTGTAACAGTTACCACGGAATAAAGGAGAGGTGAAGTATGACAAAGATAAAAATCGGAGAGAACACATACCCGGCGGCGTTTGCCGGAGCTGTGCGGGACAGTAAGTGGGGCGGACGGGAGAGCGTGAGTATACGGCTCGCCATGACGGCGGTGCAGGCTGACGTCATATTTCAAGACGGACTTATCTGGACGCTCGTTGAAGAAGTTACGCAGGAGGACGGCACCACAGAGACGGTGGAACACGATATGTCTGCATACTGCGTGGCAGGCGAGATAACAGACCATCGGGACGGGAACGTGACTGTCAAGATGGGTAAAAAGACAGATTTAGAAAATGTGCTTGCGGAATTAGAACAGGAGGCGGGCGTTAATGGATAATGAGATCCGGGCAAGAGTAGACACTTTGAAGAGCAGTATCTCCGCTTTGAAAAATGTGTCGGATATTATTACCGAGGTCGGCATTGTCATAGAAGAGAAACCGACTTCTATGCCGTCCCGCCCCGGCTATAAATGGGGCCCCTATCAGGCTGTTGGGGGCGGCGCTATTACTTGGATAGAAGAAGAATCCGAGGATAAAACGGGCACAGCCGACCTTCCTATTATGTTTGTGCCCGGCATGGAGGTTTACCCAAATTATTATTATACAGACGGAACGACCCGCTATGTCTGCATACAGGCCGGGAATCCCGCTGAAATAGGGCAAGGAGAGTATTTCGAGATATTCTAAAAGGAGAGAAATATGAGTAAGACGAACACGGGGCTTGTAGATTACTGCAAGGCTCAACTGGGCAAGCCATACTGGATGGGGACGTTCGGGCAGACAGCTTCGGCGGCGCTCCTCGCCCAGAAGCGGACTTTCCGAGCCAATACGGGCAGCGCGTCCATGACTGCATCGGGCTTGTCAAGGGCTATATATGGAGCGAGACGGCGGATTCCGCGCCTGTGTACGCATCCAACGGCTGCCCGGACATCGACGAGGCAGACATGTACGTTCGGTGCAGGGACAAGGGCATGATAGGCACGCTGCCGGAGGTGCCCGGTGTGCTGGTATTCTTCCCGGGACATGTCGGGGTATACATCGGCGGCGGCGAGGTGATAGAGGCGCGGGGGCACGCGTGGGGCGTGGTCAAGACGCGGCTGAAAAGCCGCCCCTGGAACAAGTGGGGCAAGTGCCCTTACATCGAATATGAGGAGGACGACATGACAGGAGAGCAGATATACAAGGCGCTTAACGAGTATCTCCGGGAGCAGCCATGCCCCGAGTGGGCTAAGGCGGAGCTTGAGGAAGCTGTCAAGCTGGGTATAACGGACGGCTCAAGGCCCTGCGAGCTGATACCCCGGTATCAGGCGGCGATCATGGCTAAGAGAGCGGCAAAATGAGCAAAAAGAAGAAAAACCGCTTTGCCAATGGGATAATCACGCTATGCGTCGTGGTGGGCGTGGTGATTACCGGAGCGACGCTGTACGGGTATCATCGGCTGGATGTGCCGCTCCCGGGCGACGTGCTGGGCAAGCTGTTTTTGTTCTGGGGCGGGGAGCTGCTTATTGTGGCACTGCGCCAGATATTTGGCTCAGACTGTGTAAAAAAGAGTAAGGATAACGACGAGAGCATATAAAAAGCCGCCCCCTGTACGGGACGGCAGTTGACATAGCAGACGGCACGGGTGTAATATAGACGCCGGTGCTACCATACAACGGTAGGCGGTTAGCCCTCCACGCGGAGGAGCTTCTTGCCTCCTCCAGATACGGGAGGAGGTGATGCAATGGTTACATACGAGGCGTTATTTTCGTTTTGCATCGTGATTATAAGCATCATAGCCCTGTTTCAGGGCAAAAAGAAATAACCGCCCCACAGCCAGTGTAACGGTTATTTCTTAACCAACCGGGCTAACCGCTTATCGGTAGCACCATTACTATCTATATGATACCCGCCCCCTGGACATATGTCAACTGTGAGATTATGACAAAATGTAATGTAACCGGGAGGAAGTATGATGAAATACGTTGACCTTATTGTAAGCATACTGGCGGGGCTGGTGGTGTGTATACCCATTGTGGCGAAGCTGGGGCAGACTATCCAGACGGCGATCAAAGAAAAAAACTGGGCGAAGATAGTAGATATCACCATGGAGTTTATGACCAGGGCGGAGACGATGTTTGCCAAGGGCTCTGATCGCAAGGCATGGGTAATGGAGATGGTCAAGGCGGCAGCGGCTAAGATAGATTACAATTACGACGCCGACGCTGAGAAGAAGGTAAGCGACCTTGTAGACGATATATGTCGGGTAAGTAAAAAGATAAACGTGGAGGGGTAAGGGCATGGTGCTAACCTGGCAGACGGTAATAACCGCCGGAGCAGTTGTAGCAGCTGGGGCGGCTATAATCAAGTACATGGCGTCCGCCCACAAGTGGGTGCTGGAGCAGGAGGAGCAGCGCCGGGAGCAGCAGAGCATGAAAGCGGAGCTCCAGCTGCTGACCTACGGACTGCTGGCAGCGCTGAAAGGGCTGAAAGAGCAGGGGTGCAACGGTCCTGTGACCGAGGCGATAAACAAAATTGAGAAGCACCTTAACAGCAAGGCGCACGAATAACGCAGGATTTGAGGGGACTGCATGAGAGAGCAAATACAAGCTATATTTGCGGAGCACGGCATAGACTTTGACGCGCTCACGCTGGAAGAACAGGCGGATTACATAATGAGAGCCATAGGGGGAGCTTATGGACAGGACAACCCTCTCAGCGAGCTTGCAGGGGCGGAACAACCTGCAATTCCCGGCGGCACTGCGGACGCAGATAGAGCAGGAAGCAGGGCTGACGGACGAGGAGATTGACATACTGCGTCTCAGGGCGCGGGGTATGTCAGCAGTACAGATATCCATGACACTTGGCGAGTGGTGCAGTGTGCGCACCGTTGAGCGGAGGATACGGAGGATTAAAGACAAGATAATAGCAATGCTGGCGGAATAGTGACGGTTAATTGACGGGTAAGTGACGGCTTACCCGTCTTTTTTTATGCCAAAATTGGGTTGTAAAGGAGTGATGGATATGTTTCCCACGTACAACCCTTATGACCCCTACGGGCGTAATTTTGCGCCACAGCAGGCGACGCCCATGAGGAGTGAAATTACCCATGTAAACGGCGAGAACGGCGCACGGGCGTACCAGTTAGCCCCCAATAGCTCAGCTCTGCTGCTGGACGAGCACAACCCCATTGTATGGCTCGTTAAGACGGACGGAGCGGGGTATAAGACGGTAGACCCGTACCAGATAGCGCCGTACCAGCCCGCGCCCCCTGTGGACGTAAACGGGCTGGAGGAACGCGTTAAGAGATTGGAGGAGGCACTAAATGGCAAATCCCATAATGCAGGCACTAAGCGGCAGAAAGACGACGAGTAATCCTCTCAAAATGATATCGCAGTTCCGGCGGTTCGCGTCGGGCATGACGCCGGAGAAGGCGGAGCAGGAGATTAACAGACTGCTGTCAACGGGTGAGATGACACAGGAGCAGTTTACCCAGTTGCAGGAGCAGGCTAAGGCATTTATGCAGTTTTTGGGCTAAACCGGGTCGACACGGTTTGCAAATATTTCTGAAAGGGTGATAACGATAGACAACTATTCTCTCAGCGATCTGAAAAGCGTAATGGACAGTGACGGCAACGGTTGGGGCGGCGGTTGGTTCCTGATCGTGATACTGTTCCTGTTTATGTTCGGCTTCGGCGGCAACGGCTGGAACCGGCAGGGCGATTACGGCCAGTATGCAACAGCGGCAACACAGCAGGAGATCCTTTTTGGCCAGCAGTTTAATCGCATCGACGACCGTCTGGCCAACCTCGGCAACGGTGTATGCAATCTCGGTTATGAAATGCAGGGCAACATCGGGCAGCTGGGCAAGGAGATGGCGCTTGCGCAGAATGGCACCAACATGACCATCATGCAGACGGGCAACAACATCCAAAGCCAGGTTGCGGAGTGCTGCTGCACTACACAGCGCGGTATTGACGCTATCAACGCCAACATCGACGCTAAATTTGCGGCGCTGGAAAAAAGCCAGCTTGAGGGGCGCATTGCGCAGCTTGAGCAGGCTAATAACCAGATGTACATCCAGTCTCAGCTGTGCGGCGTAGTGCGCTATCCCATGAGCTACGCATACAGCGCGGGTAATTCCCCCTTCTGCGGCGGCTGCTGCAATGGCAATATCTAACGTGTGGTCTCGTTGACCGGGTAGGGCGGGGCAACAGCTCCGCCCATTTTTAACGAAAGGAGATAAATTATGAGTTGTAAATCTGTACTGTACACGGCGCTTGAGACGCCGACCGCCGTCGCTGTAGGCGGCACAATCCCCCTTGGCACGATCATCCGGAGATACGGCTGCAACGCTACGCTCAACGGCTCCGGCATATCCATCAACGGCGCGGGATACTACGACATAGACGTGTCCCTTGTGGCTGTGCCTGACGCTGCCGGGACAGTTAAGGTGGCACTGTATCAGGACGGTGTGGCTGTGCCCGGCGCGACTGCATCCGCGACAGTAGCGGCAGCGGACACAGAGGTAACGCTGGCATTCCCGGCGGTGGTGCGCCTGGGCTGCTGCTCCACGGGCAGTGTACTGACGCTGGTGCTCACCGGCGCGGCATCCACTGTCAACAGCGCTGCGGTAGTGGTGGCTAAGACATGATGGACATTAAGAGCTACAAGGACAAGCTTGAGCGGGGGCTTGCGGAGTATATGGAGATACCCGTTAATCAGCGGTCGGCGGATGCGGTTAAGGGCATGATGGAGGCGTGGCTTGTGGCTGACAAGCTGAGCAAGTGCACCCCTGCCATGAGGACACATTTACCCGCGAGGACGCGGAGACCTGGAATGCAAAGATGCTCAACGACGACGGCACGACCGGCGGTCATTGGACAATGGAGCAGACCAACGCCGTGGCGCAGTCTGTGGGCGTCAAATTTGACCATATAACCGCCGATGGGTGGAATACGACAATGAATATGATGTACTCCGACTATTCCGGCGTAGCTAACAAATACGGTGTGAGCACAGGTGAATTTTATGCCGACCTTGCGAAAGCATTCCTGTTTGACCGGGACGGCGGCAAACCGGAGCACAAGCTAGCGGCATATTATCACTGCATAGTGGAGGGATAAGTATGTTAAGCCTTGACACCATCAACAGCGACATTTTAGAGCTTGAGACACAGCACGACACAACATGGTCAACGTGCCAGCGCCTGGCATGGCTGTACGTTGCGAGGGACCACATCACAGGGCAGGCACAAAAACAGCCCGTGCCGCTGGAGGTGTCAGGTGACAGCGATTTCCTCCGGGCGGTGGACGGGCGGGATAGCGTTAAGGCATGGGCAATCATGGACGAGCTGATGGAGACAATCAAAATTTTGCAGCCGCGTGTATATGATAGTGTGCTGCGGCGGCTCGCGGAGATTTAGCCCGCAGGCGGCACTTGCAAAACACTTGCAAAATAGCGCCGTAAAAGTTGCTATAATATGATATTTTTTACAACTGAGTGGTAAAAAGTTATAGCGGCAAAAAGCCCGCAAACCCGCATGAATACAAGAAAATCCCGCAATCTCTACGATTGCGGGTTTTCTTAATCTTGGTGCGGGTAATGGGACTTGAACCCACGTATTGTATCCTAAAAATGGCTTTATATCTATATTGTTTTGCGCTCACTTGCAAAACACTTGCAAAATGTGAGATTTATGCGCTTACGCCTGAGTAAAATTTGGTCAGAGTATCAGCCGCCTCGACCAAATCGCGCGTAGCGAGATGTGTATATCTGTTGCGCATTGCGCCAAAGTCAGACCAGCCGCCGAGGCGCATTGTGGTCAACTCATTAAGCCCCAGCGAGTATGCCAAGGAGACAAAAGAGTGACGCAGGGCGTGCATGTTAATACGCTCAAATGCGTGATTATCGCATACCCTGTACAGAGCAGGAGTGAGCGATGCAGGGCGGTGTTTGCAGGGGACAACATCATCGGAAGAGGAGATGAGCTTTTTTAACAGCGGAATAAATATGGGGATATCTCGCCGCGAAGAAGTGTTTTTGTTGGTGTTTTTGCGCACTATAACCCCGTTGCGGTCCCTAACAATCGCTCCACGCACGTGGATAATATCACATTTTTTCCCCTCCCACAAGGCGTCGCGCTCTATATCATCCCACGTCAAGGCAGCGATCTCGCTGACGCGCAGAGAGTGTAAGGCCAGCAGTGCAGGGATGGCAATCCTTGTCTGAGATACCATCTCGACAAAAGGCGGGATTTGCTCCGGCTGCAAAAAGCGCGAATCAAACGGCACGATCTGCGGGAGGGTAATATTGGGCACGGGAAGTGAGTTAGCCTTGAGTGCCGCGGTAACAAGCCCCCAGGCGTTGTAAATCGTCTTAGGTGCGCCCGGCTCGGCGTTAATCATGCGCTGCCATGGGATGTCTGCCACAGGGGTGTTGATGTAAGCCGTAAAGCGGAGCTGACGTATCTTATCATATCCCGCTATGGTCGAGGGAGAGAGGACGTTATCCTTGCTGGATATGTACTCCTCAAGCAGCTTGCCGAGCGTTATACGGTCCGGCTGCTTTGCCGCCTCTATAAGCTCCATGCGGATAGCTCGGGCCTTGGTGCGGCACTCCTCGGCGGTGTCGCAGGTAAATGATATGCCCTCTTTGCGCAGCGTCATTAGCCAGCGCCCGGAGGGCATCAGCCGGGGCTCGGGGATCTTTATCTCGGCTTTGCGCTCCTTCTTGAGCCGCTCGCCGCACCAGCAGCACCATACTGCATCATCTGGCAGACCGTCGCGCTTGCAAAATCGACATTTCATCTTTTTCGCCTCCGAAATTAGCGTTTTTCCCGTTTTGATACCGCCGTTTTGCACATATGCAACGGGTTTTGCATATCTGACATAATTTTACAACATGTGACCATTTACAATTTATGGCAAAAAGAATACGCTGTTAGTGCGGTGGTGACACCGTCTGCCACCCTCAAACTCCCGGGAGCGGTTGCCCCTCAGCTGCTCCCGGGAGCAACCTCTACAAGCGGATATCCGCTTGTGTCCAATGGTACCATTGGACAATGAGTTTTAAGGAAGGAGCGAAGCATGAAAGATATTATCTGTATAGCGCAGGAATTTGAAACGCTGTCCGAAAAAGAAAGGGAGCAGGTGCTTAAATATCTTTCAGAGCTCGAATGTACGCATCCAGAAGAGCGCGTTTTTCCGGCGATAACTCCGCAACTCGTTTTGCAAAATCAATAGCGTCAGCGGATAACCCGCTGGTATCAAGTTCGCCGTCCCCGGCTTCGGGGGCGGCTTTTTTGTTGTCCTCGGTTAATTCAGAAACAGAAACCCCGAAGTATTGTGCGAGCTTCGCTAAGACACTATTGCGCGGCGCGGCACCGTTTTTCCAACCGGTGACAGTACCAGACGATTTTACGCCAACTTTAGCTGCAACCGTGTTGGGGGCTTCGCCGATTTGCTTACAATAAAACAAAAAATTGTCCCAAAAAGCAGGCGCTTCCAAATCGCTGCTATCTTCGCCATAAAGTAAGTACCCCAAAGAAACTCCTAATGCATCTGCCGCATCTTGGAGCTTTTTCAATGTAGGTTTATGCGTGCCGGTATTCCACTGTGAAAACGAACCGGACGAAATCCCACTACGCTGGTAAAACTCTTGCTTGGACATTTTCGACTCAGCTATACATAATTCAATCCTTTGTAAAACTTGTGGGACGTCAGAAATTTGCACAAAAATCTCACCTTTAATTTAGTAAAATTTAATGCTTAACAATACTAAGTTTTTCCTTGACTTTGGGAATATGCTAAGCTATACTAAGATTTGTAAGGGGCAGAGCAATAGCAAGCCCCCTTTGAATTTAGCGGACTGGTGATAATCTTAGTTTTGTTGGCACCACTAAGTTTATCACAACCTGCTAAGTTGTCAAGTAAAACTTAGTATTAAAGGGGTGATACCGTGGGTTTTAGAGAAGCCCGCCAGGCGGCGGGGCTTACAGTGAGGGAAGTTGCGGACAAGTTGCACGTTACCGACGTGGCGGTTTACTTCTGGGAAACAGGAACGTATCTGCCTAAGGGCGCTCGGCTTGTAGAGGTAGCAAATCTCTATTGCTGCACAATAGACGAGCTGCTTGATAACGGGAAGGAGCAGAAATGACGAAAAGAGAGCTGAAGCTTGAAAATTTACGGCTCCGCAACCAGCTTGACCTTGCGAAAGAAGCTCTGACACTGAAAGAGAGCGGGAAATATCGGGAATGTGAGAGCACGCTGTGTGCCGGGTGCGTATATGCTGTGAAGCACAACAGCCCTTGGGGGCGTCCGGTGTACATAGGCTGCGCGAAAGACATAGCCTGCAAAGACTACACGCCGAAGTCAACGCAGCCCGAGGAGAGAAACAACGAAGCTCAGGAGTGCAATAAGAGTTGTAATTGCATAGGGGACGATAAAACGCAGCCGTTCAGAGCGTTTACCCTCATAGTAAGCTTCCCCTAAAACGGTTATGCGATACCCGAGGAGCGGCGAATAACCGTCCGCATCGGCAACGGAGCTATATACGGGGGTGATCAGTTTTTCATCCAACAGGACGGAAATTATATCGGTGTCATCTGTGGCGATGCAAGCACCCGAGTAAAGCGTCTTGAGGAACTTAAAGGCTTTTTTCGACAGCAACAAAATATCACCTTCTTTCCCAGTTATGATATCACCGCCGGGAGAGATGGGCAACACGGGAGTGAGAACAATGCCGAGGGTAAAACTCCAACAGAGTAAGTACGACAAGCTCGCCGCCCTCATCTGGGGCTATGCGGCGTCAAAAGAGGTGGGCACGGTGGAGCTGGCAAAGATGATAGGCGTAACGCCTAAGACGTTGTCAGCGCGTAAAAAGAGCCCGGAGACATTTAAGCTGGACGAGCTTAGCCGGGCAATGCACAAGCTGGGTATACCGATAGACGACCTCCGGGCGGCGATACCCTATTAACAATTACATATCTGGGGTGTGACAGCGGTATCACCTTATACTAACGTTTGCTTTCATCTCTTCTTGTTTTGTGATAGTGCATGTTACTCCATGACATATTAACCTCCAATATTTTGTTACCCGAAGCGCAGGCGGGACCGGAGGTGATGCCGCCGTCATGCCCCAGAGGAGAGGACAAGACATGACTTGCGACAGGGATTGTTTTAACTGCCAGTATCCCGACTGCATCTGTGATGACATGACATGCGAGGACTGGCGGGAGGACTTAGAGGAGTACATAGCGCCTAAGACGGCAGCGCAGCGTCGCATAGCCGACTACAAAGCTAAGTACTACGCGGAGAACAAGGAGCGCATAGCCGCCTACAGTGCTAAGTACCGAGCGGAGAACAAGGAGCGCATAGCCAACTACAATGCTAAGTACTATGCGGAGAACAAGGAGCTGTTTAGAGACATGGCGGCGCGCTATGAGCTAAAAAACAGGCTGGACGAGCATAATGCGGCGATGGGTCTTGCGCTGCGTCAGGCACGCAAGGACAAGGGGCTGACACAAGGGGCGTTGGCTGCGCTGGTGGGGCTGGACGCATCGTCAATATGCAAATATGAGCGGGGGCGCATACCCTTTGACCCCGGCATATTTGACGGGATATTAGAGGTGAGAGCATGAAAAAGAGATGGATTAACAGAGAGCGGAGCCAGCTTATAGGCTTTGCATGGGTGCTGGTGGCTGTGGGCTGCATCGGCGGCATAGAGCGTGGCAATCTCCCGGTTGGGGGCGGCATCATCATGGCACTGTGTGCCCTGGGTGTTGCGGGTGTATTTATGCTCAAGGGGAGGGAGATATGACACAATGTGAGCGCATCCTGGATTACATAGACCGTCACGGCAGCATAAGCCAGACGGAGGCTAAGGACGAGCTGGGCATCATGCGGCTTGCGTCACGGGTGCACGATCTCAAGCGGATGGGTTACCCCATTACAAGAGAGATGGAGCACGGCAAAAACCGCTTTGGCGAGCGCACGGTATATGCCCGGTACAAGATAGTTTGAGGGCGCTGCCATCAGCACACGGCAACGCCCCCAGCAAGGTAAAATATTATGATTGCGTGGCTATTATACCACGCGGGCAAGGAGAATGCAATGGATAATATCGGATACGATTACGCGGGAGACCCCCAGTGCCGGGATGTGACGCCCTCCGGGGTATGCGCCTGTTGCGGAGAGCCTATAACCGGCGGATATTACGTCGGCTGGTACGACGGTGATCCGGCGGCATGGATATGCGACGACTGCATTGAGGATGCGCTCGACGAGATATGGGACGAGCTGACCATCAACGAGCGTGCGATCATGCTGGAGTACCGCCGTGAGATTTGACAAACCATGCCAGGGGTGCCAGCGGCGGACGGTCGGCTGCCGGGAGAAATGCGCACGGTGGCTGGTATACGCGGAGGCGCGTAAGCGCTGGCTGGCACAGCAGGACAAGGAGCGCAGAGGCAAGCTTGTAACATTAGAATACACAAATGAGAAATATGTGAGGTGGAAGCGTGAGCACAACAGGAAACATATATAAGAGGATGGCGGCGATCACCGCCGAGCTCCAGACGGTGGCTAAAAACCTGAATGTGGATACGGGCAGGGGCAAGGGCTACAAGGCGGTGTCTGAGCGTGACGTTATAGACGCGGTAAAGCCGCTGGAGACTAAGCACGGGGTATATTCTTACCCTGTAGACAGGCAGATAATCGAGAGCCAGACGCTGGAGAGCGAGAGCACGTACAACGGCAGTGTGAGCAAAAAGACAACGTTTTTCTCACGGCTCAAGACGGTATACCGCTTTGTCAACGTGGACGACCCGCTGGACTATATAGAGACAGTGACCTTTGCCGAGGGCATCGACAGCCAGGACAAGGGCAGCGGCAAGGCAATGACCTACGCGGACAAGTACGCGCTGCTCAAAGCCTACAAGATAAGTACCGGTGACGACCCTGACCAGGCGGCGAGCGTTGACACGCTGTACAGGCGCAGCGGTATCAAGTGCCAGATGTGCGGTACGGAGCTCGTGCCGGTGACGGGCAGAGACGGCAGCGTGTGGACGGTTGACGATATGATCAAGTACAGCACCGCCAGATTTGAGGGCCGGACGCTGTGCCCGGCCTGCCAAAAGAAGGAGCTTAAGGCGGGACGATGAGGATAACGGACGCTCATTTTAAGGACGGGGTGCTGTCCCTCGACACCGTCGGGGATGAGGCTATACGCTTTGTCCTGGCGTTTAAGCCGGGGGATTGGGAGATACGCAGGGCGGAGCAAAAGCGCAGCCTGGACGCCAACGGATATATGTGGGTGCTGTGCGAGGAGCTTGCCAAGGCTATCAACAGCACTAAGGAGGAGGTATACCGCAGGTACATCCGCGAGGTTGGAGTGTATAAGGACTTCCAGTTGACGGAGGACGAGGCGAAGACCTTCCGGGTGGCCTGGGGTAAGCTGGGCACGGGCTGGCAGACGGAGCAGGTGGATTATACACCCGACAGAGAGCGGGTAATAATCCGGGCGTATTACGGCAGCAGTATGTATAACGTCAAGCGTATGTCCCGGCTGATAGACAGCATCGTGACCGACTGCCAGAGCGTGGGCATTGAGACACGCCCTGCGGAGGAGATACAAAGCCTGTTGGAGGCGTGGCATGGTTAATATATGCGATATATGCGGGGAGCTGCGCCCCGTGGAGCGGCGTCACCTGTTTGCGGGTATCGGCAGACGACGTAAGTCGGAGCTGTACGGTGCTGTTATCCATGTGTGCCACAACTGCCACACGGCAATACACGAGCAACCCAAGGCTTATGAGTATCTCAAGCGCAACGCGCAGATAGTGATAATGACCCAGCAGGGCTGGGACACAGAGGATTTTATCCAGGAGTTTGGCAAGAGCTACATATAGAGGAGGTAATTATGCTTAACAGAGTAACGATACAGGGGCGGTGGCCCGCCGCTCCTGAGCTGAGGAGAGCGGGTGATACGCCCGTTGCATCCTTCACCCTGGCGGTCGATCGGGATTACACGGACAAGGACGGGAACCGGGGCTGCGATTTTATCCCCTGCGTCGCGTGGCGCGGGACGGGCGAGTTTGTAAGCCGCAACTTCGGCAAGGGGCAGCAGGCGATAGTATCCGGCAGGCTCCAGCAGCGCAATTACACGGACAAGGACGGCAACAAGCGCACGGCGTATGAGGTAATCGCCGACGGCGTGTATTTTTGCGGCAGCAAGCAGACGGCGGACACAACGCCGGAGGATGCGGAGCTGGACGAGACAGACGCAGATCTGCCGTTTTAAGCATCAGGAGGGAATAAGGTGGCACTCGAGAGCTTTAATGCCTATCACAGCTACCTGGACGCCATGGAACCGCTGAATGACGCGGAGCGCGGGCGACTTTTCACGGCTTGCCTAATCTACAGCAAGACGGGCGAAGTGCCGGAACTCCGCGGTAATGAACGCTTTGTGTTCCCGGGTATGAGGGCGCAGATAGATAGGGATATAGCAAAATACCGCAAGAAATGCGAGAAAAACCGAGCGAACGGTGAAAAGGCGAACGGTACCGATGGGGGGCGAACGGTACCGAACGGTACCCAAGAAGGGCGAACGCCCCCCAAGGACAAAGACAAGGACAAAGACAAGGACAAAGACAAGGACAAGGACAATACGGGGGATATATGCGCGCCTGCGCGCGCAACCCCCACGGATGCGGATATCCCCTTTGTCGGCGAGCTTAGGGACGCGGTTGAGGACTGGCTGTCGTACAAGCGAGAGCGGCGTGAGGCATACAAGCCGACCGGGCTTAAGAGCCTTATGACGCAGATAACCAACGCCGCGGCGGAGTACGGAGATACGGCGGTTGCCGGAGTAATACGCGACAGCATGGGCAGCGGATATAAGGGCATCATGTTTGACCGCTTGCATGGCAAGAGCAAGACGGCGACGTCTACGGCGGATAGGCTCGCAAGGCTGGTATCAGGAGGTGCTTTTGGATGACAATGCGAGAGGCAGGACAGATTTTGACGATAATGCAGACCGTATACCCGGATAGTTTCCGGGGCCAGAGCGACGAGGCGCTCTCGGCCATGGTGCGGGTTTGGGCTCAGATATTTGCGGACGAGAGCTTTGACGACGTGGCTAACGCCGTATATGCCCACATGGCGACTTCTACGGATAAGTTTATGCCTGTGCCCGGGACTATCAAGGCTAAGCTGCACGACATAGCCAACCCGGACGCAATGACGGAGGACGAGGCATGGCGCATCATAGCTAGGGCGTTGCGCAACGGCATATACGGGAGCCGGGAGGAGTTTGACAAGCTCCCGGCGGAGCTGCGCAAGATAGTACATGACCCGGCGCAGCTCAAGGAGTGGGCAAAGATGGACGAGGAGACGGTGCAAAGCGTTGTAGTCAGCAATTTCCGGCGCTCCTACCGCGTCACGGCGACGCGGAGAAAAGAGCTGGATATGTTGCCCCAGGACGTGAGAGCGGCAATATCCTCAACGGTTGGGAGGATGCGGCTGGAATGACACTTAAGGACTGCATGTTATCCCGCGTTGTGTCGGGTGTGCGAGTGGGCTGTGATGGTCGTACCTGTCCGACCGAGGAGTGTGAGCGGTGCGGGTGGAACAAGGAGGAGGACGCCAGGCGGCGCCAACTGCCATTGACGGCTTGTACAGCCGCAAGCCCAGGCTTCCGGGGGCACCGAGGCATAAGCCCGAGCCGCCGGAGCCGGATACGCCGAGATGCGGACGCAAGAGGGCGGTGATCTACACAGACCCTGAGACTGGCATAGAGACAGAGTACAGGTCGGTCAAAGGGGCGGCAGACAGCATAGGCATAAATGATACGGTCATGCACTATTGGCTTAATGGCCGCTGCAATATCCTTGAGGCGTATAACTGGCGCTATGCAACAGACCCGCCCAGGAGACCGCCGGAGAGAGCAGACACGCGGGGTTATCGGCGCAAGGTCATATACACCGACCCCGAGACAGGCGAGGAGCAGGTGTACCGGACGACAAAAGAGGCGGCACAGGCGGCGGGAATAGCCGAATGCACGATGAATAATTGGCTGCGGGGCAAGCGGAGGACACCTGCCGCACAGTGCTGGAGGTATGCCGATGAGTAAGGCATCACGAGACAAGGGCAAGCGCGGCGAGCGTGAGCTTGCACGTAAGCTGAGAGAGTACGGCTATGACGCACATAGAGGCGTACAGTACCACGGCGGAGCGGACAGCCCGGACGTCGTTGGACTGCCGGGCGTGCATATAGAGTGCAAGCGTGTTGAGCGGCTTATGCTCTGGGACGCCCTGGAGCAGGCGCGACGGGACGCGGGGGATAACATCCCCGTGGTAATGCACCGGCGCAATGACTGCCCGTGGGTGGTAGTGATGGAGTTAGAGGACTGGATAAGGCTGTACAGCGAGTGCGAGGCGGCAAAAACATGAAAGATCACCTGAGAACCGTTGCATTACGCAACAGACACCGCAAGGGTTTTGAGCGCTATATGCGGGATAAAGGGTGGACGGAAGAAGAAATAGCGGAAATGCTGCGGATAATAGGAGGGGCAAATGACAAGAGCAGAGATACTTGACGGGGCTAAGGCCTGCGTGTGCGGCGACAGAGACAAGCAGTACGGCGCACCGGAGGACAGTTTTGAGTTTATCGCCCGGCTGTGGGGGGCGTATCTGGGTGACACGACCCTGAGCGGGCACGACGTAGCGCTGATGATGGCGCTGCTCAAGATAGCCAGGATACAGACCGGGCGGTACAAGGAGGACAGTTACATAGACGCGGCGGGGTACATAGCCTGCGCCGGGGAGGTGGGCGAGTAACGCCCAAAGAACAAAAAAGAAAAGGAGTAACAAAAAATGAACAACTACGAAGGCAAGTACATAGTGAGAGCGACAAACGCAGGTGTATTTTACGGCGACATCAAGCAGCGTGAGGGCAACGTTGTGACTATGACTAATGTGCGCAAGCTGTGGTATTGGGACGGTGCATCAGCGGTTGAGCAGATTGCCCTTGAGGGCGTAAAGAAACCTGACAACTGCAAATTTACGGTGACGGTTGATGAGATGGAGATATTTGACCCCACGCAGATTATACGGTGTACAGATGCGGCAATAGCGTCCATTGAGGCGGTGAGAGAATGGCGGCAGTAAATCTCAAAGAGCGTATTAAGGAGTTTGTTTCGGTTTGCTCCAGCGACGGCTACGGCGACGGCTACGGCTACGGCTCCAGCGA